GCTTCAACTGGTGTTATGACACTTTCTGCAACAGCAGGAGGAGCAGCATTAACAGCTTCAGCAGCACCTACTTTTACAGCAGGAACTTTTGCAAGCATTACATTTACTACACCATTAGTTGTTGGATCTGTAAGAGAATGGAGTTTTGAGATAACTAGAGCAGAAATTGACGTAACAAGTATTGGTCAAACTGTTACTCAAACTGCACCATTTAGAACATTCATCTCAGGTTTTGCTGATGGTAGTGGATCTGCAACTGTTTATTCAACAGATGATGACACATTATTATCTAGTAGAATGGTTGAAGACGTTATCCAACGTCAGCAAGCTGGTGCAAAAGTTAGATTGTATATTGATCGTCAGATGAGTGGTGCTAACGTAGATCAAAACGCAAGTAGATCAATCTTGGCAGATATTATTCTTACTTCTGCAAGTTTCAACGTAAACCCAGATGACGGACAAGTTGTAGAAATAGCGTTCAGACCTAGTGCTGCTCCTACATTCGACTTATCTAAGACTGCTTAGTTTAATTAGCATAACTTAACGAACCTCAGATTATCTGGGGTTTTTTCATGTTTTGCATTAGAATATCAATATATTAATTTTATTTTATGGCAAGCAATCTATCAGCATTGGATCGTTTAAGAAAAGCTGCAAATCTCGAACCAATAAAGAAAGAAGTTACATTGTCTGATGGTTCTACTTTTGAAATGTATGTAACACCATTAACAATGGCAGAAAGAGAAAGAGCACAAAAACAAGCTAGAAGTGATGATGCTAATGCGTTTGCCCTACAATTATTACTTGCTAAAGCTCAAGATTCAAATGGTAGAAAACTTTTTAGTGCAGGAGAAATTGATGTGTTAAAAAATGAAGTCAAAGATAGTGACTTACAAAGTTTAATGCTTGCCGTAATTAATGCTGAAGAGGATACAATCGACCCAAAGAATTAGTTGCCCAACTGAAAAGAGATAATCTTATGATGTTACAGTTTGGTATTGCTAAAGAATTAGGTAAGAGCCTTGCAGAAATAAGAAATATGACAATAGAAGAACTTGTAGGTTGGAGTGCATATTTTCAAATTTTAAATGACGAACAAGAAAAAGAACTTCAAAAGATTCGTAGAACTAGATAATTTTTTAGAGTATTATAGAATAGAAGATATTATTGTTTTTTTGTAAGTGGCTACAGAAACGCTAAGAATAAAAGTCGTAGGTTTACGAGAAATAAATAAAGTTAATACTGCTGTAAATAAGTTAGATAAGGCGATGAAAGCCATTAATAGGCAAAGAGTTACAGGAACTAAAGCTGCTGTAAAAGTTTTAAAGCAAGAATTATCTATTAAAAACGCAATTTTAAAAGCAGACAAACAAATATTAAAGACAAGAGTTGAACAAGGAAAGGCAAATAGAAAAAATGTAGTAACTCAAACTGGTGGGTCTGGTGGCTCTGGTGGATTCGGTGGTGGTGGAGGTGGTGGAAAAGGAAGTGGTGCTTTATCTAGTGCATTAATTAGTGGTACTTTTCCATTATTGTTTGGACAAGGGCCATTAGCTGCTGCTGGTGGTTTTGCTGGTGGATTTATAGGAGATAAGTTAGGTGGCAAAATGGGAGGTTTTGCAGGAGGTCTTGTAGGAACTGCAACAGTAACTATTATTCAAAATGCTGCAACAGCTATTGGTGAAGTAGGACAGGCAATGAATCCTTTTACACGGGATTTAAATAAATTAGTAGCAGCAACAGGTAGTTCTAATTCAGCAGTATCAAAACAAATAGAACTTATTGAGGCAGCAAAAGGTAAGCAAGAAGCATTTAACGTAGCAATGAAGGTAATGGAAGGTCAAGTAGGAGAAGAAGGTGTTAAAGCATTACAAGAATTTGGAGAAACAACTAGATTATTAGGAAATAATATTGCTATGGCAGCAACAAAATTAGGAGCATTTACAGCAAGTATTCTTAATTTCATATCAAAAATTACAGGTATTCAGCGTGGTTTAGAAACTGCTGAAGCCGATAGAATTATTAGTGCAGCAGCAGCTACAGGGGATACAGAAGCACAGTCTTTGATTACTAGAGAAAAAGAAATAGAAGATACAGGATTTAAAGATACAAGTAGAGGTAAAAAAATAAAATCTGGTACTGCTGATAAATTAAAAGAATTAGAAGTAGATAAAAAGATTTTTGCTTTACGACAAAAATTAAGTATTGAAGCTGATAGTCTTAGAACAAAATCTGCGACATCATTACTTGATAAACAAAAAGAATTAGATTTAAATACTAGAATTAATGAATTAGTTGGACAAGGAATTAATAAAAGTCTTGCTAAAACTTTGGCTACAACAGAAGAAACTTTTGATGCTGACAAAAAAATATTACAAGAAAAACAAAAACAAATAGAAGCTGCTTTTGCAAAATCTGTTATTGAAAATGCTGATGCTGAAGTTCAAGCACAATTAAGAAGAGATTTAATAGGAATTGGTGATGAATTAAGAGATCATAATTCAGAAAGAGCAGAGGCTTTAGAACTAGACGGAAAATTACATGAAGCTACTAAAGGTATAAAGTCAAATTTTGAAATGATTGGACAATCTATTGCTTCTGGTGTTAGCGATAATTTAACTGCTGCAATAATGCAGACTAAGACTTTAGGCGATGCTGCAAAATCAATCTTAAATGATTTAAGTTCGACTCTTATAAAACTTGGTGTAAATACAATTTTGGGAGGTATTGCTCCTGGTATTTTTGGTAGTTTACCAATGTTAAATTTTGCAAGTGGAGGTAGACCTCCAACTGGTAGACCTTCACTTGTAGGAGAGAAAGGCCCAGAACTTTTCGTACCAAGAAAATCAGGTACAATAATTCCTAACGATAAACTAGGTGGAGGAGGTAGTACAAATATCAGCGTAAATGTAGATGCTTCTGGATCGTCTGTTCAAGGTGATGAACAACAAAGTAAAGAACTTGGCAGGGCTATCTCAGCAGCGATACAATCAGAATTATTAAAACAAAGAAGACCTGGAGGTTTATTAAGATAATGGCTACTTTTCCTAGTTATAACCCTGTTTTTTCTGCAAATAAAACTGATATTACTAATACCAGAACAGTTCAGTTTGGTGATGGCTATCAACAAAGATTTACTTTTGGTATAAACCAAAAAGCAAAACAATGGAGCTTAACATTTAATGAAAATGATGAAGATACGGCTGAAATAGAAACATTTTTAGAAGCAAGAAAAGTTGATGGGGCATCTTTTGATTGGTCTCCTCCTGATACAACTACAACTTTCAAATGGACTTGTCCTGGTTTTAATATAGAAATATTTGAATTTAATAGAAATAGAATTAATGCAACATTTACACAAGTATTTGAACCCTAATGGCAAATCCTGTATCTGAAACTCAATCTATAAATCCTGGCTCAGTTATTGAACTATTTGAGTTAACAACAGACGCAGCTTTACATGGATCGGCTATAACTTACCGATTTCATTCTGGTACAAATGAAGTTAACAATGGAAATATTATTTGGGATGGAAATACTTATATTGCAATACCGATGGAAGCTGAAGGTTTTAAATATGCAAATGGTCAATTACCTCGACCCACTCTGACTATCAGTAATGTTACTAATGTAATCACAGCTATTTTATTAAACGTAAATATAGTAACTCCTGGAAATGATCTTACTGGTGCGGTGGTAAAAAGAAGAACAACTTTAGCAAGATTTTTAGACTCTGCGAATTTTGCTCCTGTAGCCACAACAACTACATCAACTACAACTATTGCTGATCCTTCTGATGTAGAAACTGTAACTTACACAGTAACAGTAGTAAATGTAGGTGGTTCTAATTATTTTGCTATTAATGGAAGCACGAATCCAGTTCTTACAATGAAACGTGCATCAACTTATATTTTTAATCAGTCAGATGCTACAAATGCAAACCATCCGCTAAGAATAAAATCTGATGCTGGAGGAGCACAAACTACAACTGTTAGCGGAACTCCTGGTCAGGCAGGGGCAACAGTTACTTATCAACCAGCTTATCCAACCGCACCCAATGATTTGAGATACTATTGCAGCGTTCATGGTAATGGAATGGGAAATACAATTACGATGAATAACCCAAATACGATCCAGCAGGAAACAAGTTCAACTTCTACAAGTCAATCAAATCCTTATGGAACACCAGATCCAACAGCAGAATATCCTCAACAAATTTACAAAATAGATAGAAAATCAGCAGAAAATAGAGCCGTTGTGCAATTTGAATTAGCTGCTTCTTTTGATCTAGCAAATATAAGAATCCCCTTAAGAGTATGTACCAAACAACTATTTCCTTCTATTGGTACGTTTATGCCATGAGTGATTGGAAGGAAGCTGCTCTCAGTCATGCAAAAGTTGAAGATCCGAAAGAATCTGTTGGTCTTTTGTTAAATGTAAAAGGTAAGGAAAGATATTATCCCTGTAATAATTTATCTATGACTTCATATCAATGTTTTGTTCTCGATCCAGTTGATTATGTAAAAGCTGATTCTGTTGGTGAGATTACAGGCATTGTTCATAGTCATCCAGTTACTCCTCCAACTCCGAGTCAGGCAGACTTGATTAGCTGTGAAGAT